CGGCGGCTGCCATATCAGCTTTTTCCAGCCCGGATACCTGACTAGTTAGTTCTTTCCGTTGTGATAAATACTGTGCTCTCTTTTCCTCCAATGCTGCTAAAGCCTCTTGTTCTTTCCTCCTGTCTTCATCAGAAGTGTAAGACAATTCGTTTTGCGTCTTTATCTGCTGATATTTAGCCTCTAGTATCTTTAATTCGGAGGCTTCCATCTCTCTAGATATCCGTAGGGCTTCATTAGCTGCATCTTGCCTTTCCTTAGAACTCTTAGTTTGATCGGCAAGAATAGCCTTTTGTTCCTCCATTTCCCTACGTTGCCGGGCTAAAACTACAATAAGATCGGTTTCAGCGTTATATATGTCCCGTTCTACTTGTGCCATCCCTCTAGCAGTTTCGATAGATTTAACGGTTTCGTCCGATATCAGACCTAACCAGTTGTAAACCTTAATATAAGCCTCTGCCAGCCACTCAAAAACCTTGACTATCTCCACAAACAGAGCGGCTACGGCGTCCAATACTTTAGTTATGATCAACTCGATAGGTGCTAATATAGTCTTAACGGAAACAGCCAGTTCGTTGTTGCGGTCCATCAACTTTCCGATAGCTGAGATCACCGCAAGAATAGCCGATGCAATGGCAACAAAGGGGTTCGCCATCAATGCAGCGTTGAATGCCTTTATAGAAGCAATACCGCCGGACATACCTTTGACCATTTGCCCGGTTGCGCCAGTCATACCGCCGAGGCTTCCGGTTGCCTTCTCGATATCCTCTGCATAGTTACCCACGTTTCTACGGGTATCTCCCACCCCTTTTTCAAGGTCTTTCAGTTTGTCGGAGATTTCCTTGGTTTGGGTTACCATCTGTTTCCCAGCCTCCGAGTTTGTCCGCTGTTCAACGGACATTTTGTTTAGTGCCTTCGTGTTAAGGGATAACTTCGCTCGCAGGGTTTCCACGCTTTCCGCTTCCGAGTTGACAATGGTAGTGTGTGCTTTAATAGCGGCGGCATTCTCGGAAGTCTCATTCTTATTATTGTTTAGTTGTTTGGTTAACGATATGATCGCTGTTTCTGACTTCTCCGTTGCCTTTTCGAACGCCGTTTGATCTATAAGATTGTCTTTATAATTCTGACGAAGCCCGGCAAGTGCCGTCTTCTCGGCGTTTATCTGCTTGGTTAGCTGTTTCTTTTCTTCTGCAAGGTCTAAAGACTTCTTGATCAGAGCGTCCAAACCTTCTACTGCCTCATCCGTCTTGAACGAAAGGTCTAGTAATGTTACATCTTCTGCCATTATTTTTGTCTTAACAAATTAATTTTAGTTAGTTTTACCTTACATTCCTGCGTGGAAATGTTGTAGTCCGTGATCGACCGGACATAGAAGAACGCATTTAACTGCTTAAACCACACTATCCCGTTCTCCTTATAGTTGTTTTCGATGTGATAATAAGGTATTTTAGCCTTAATTGTCACGTCCAATGCGTCCGAAAACAGTCCATAGTACTTCTGTAGTGACTGCGTGTACTCGATCGACTTGAAGTATTCTACCCAAGTAGACCCGGAACCAACCGATCCTTTACGAATGGCGAATCTAGGATACGTCCCATCTTGGGGATACGGCACACCGGATTCCACGATGTCACCCTTAGCGGTGAACGATGCCTTCGAAACCTGTAGACTCTTGAAGAAATCCCCGATCTTGAACACTGCGGTGTTCGGGAGACCCTCGGAATCCTCGATCTTGTCGGTTGACAGGTAAAAGTCTGACCAATCCTGCCGGAACTCGTTGAAGGTTATCGGACCGTTGTTCCGATCTACGTTGCGGGCATCGTCAGCGATCAGTTTGTACACGTTGACGATGACGTTCGTGTTGCCGCTATCGTCCACATCCAGCGTAAACTTCCACCCCCATTGGAATATCTTGCAGATATCGGTGAGATACGTTATGGCATCCGATACTCCGCAGTTTCCCCATTCCTGTGTAAGTCCTGCGGTATTCTGAAGCGATGTTATTTTTCCCGACAGGTTTACGGCTTCATCCGGTGACATGAAGGATGGCGGAAGCGCATTCAACTTATTGTAGTCATTGATGTCCCTGCTGATGTAGAATCCATAGAAGTGACGGATAGGTATATTCATAGTCGTAGAAACGTACTTGTAGCGGACCTGCGTGATGTCGTTCTGATCATCGTCCTTTTGGAAGATCGCTACCGTCTGATTATTGTACACCGCTTTGAGAACCACATAGTTCAGCATCGTGCCTATCTTAGACATATCCAGCGTAATGTATGCGTTGTTGTCCATAGTAACAACAGCCACGGTTGATTCTGTCACGCCACCCGGTGCTGTCATGGCTGTCCGGGTATCGTACTCCTTGATATCTAGAGCGTTCCCTTTAAAGTATTTCGTACCGTCATCAGTCTCCGATGCATACCTCCAAAACACGGTAACAGACTTGCCTACAAGTAGATCGGAAATCCCTTTCTGACCCAAGTTCTCGATGATCAGACCCGGTGCATAACCTCCGTAGTCGATAGCGGGGAATGCCACGGGAGTAGGAGAACCTAGTGCTTTCGTGATCAGATCGCTAGCTCGGAAGAACCGGGTATTGCCCACATTCGAGTCGATGAGAGTAGCCTCCACGACTTCTTTTGGCAACTGCGACATCTTTAGGTCCGACTGCGATAGGGCAATGCTGTAGCTCTCCTCATCGCAGGTCACCTTAGCCTTGAACCGCTTGTTGATCGCTATCCCACCTATGTAAATCCTAGCCTCGTACTTCGTATCACGCATCACGTAGCCGAAGTTACGCATCTGATAGAAGATACCATCGTTGACCCGGTTTCTCGGTGCTTTGATGTTAGCCGAGTAGGTGCGGGTAGACTCGCCAAACGAGTAGGGTGAGGACGCATTGATGGAGAGTTTGACATCTGTCTTAGTCAAGCCCTCCAAGAATGTGCCATTTATCTGTATCTTTATATCCATGTTAGTATTGGAATTTTAACGTTGCTGTTTTCGCCAAGCCGGATGCGGTGTATTTGATTCCCGTAGTCGAGGAGCAGCGCATCTTGGTGTCATGAGGAACACCGTCCAAGCCTCGCACCGTCACGTCCGGAGACGTTGACAGGACATCAAGAGCGAACTTGTTAGCCTCAGTCAGTTCGAATACGCAGGTCAACTCCCGCTTGGTTACTGTGCCACCGTCCAAGCCTTGTGTGATCGTAGGCTGCGTGCTCCAATTGTAGCAGGAGATAGCATCGTATGACCCGTAAGAGTTAAGCCAGCGTAGCGTGATAGCTCCGCATGCGAATGTTTCCTCCGGGTAATGCTTCACGGCTGCTACTGACCCGTCCGGATTCTTTAGCTTGATTGTCTTGTACTGACAGGCATCCGGTATAGTACTACCTTGTGTATAAGTGAATATGTCGGTCTCACCGTCATGATAGATACCCTCTGCATCATAGACACGATCATGGTATTGGCTGTTGATGAAGAAGTTATCATCTAGTGTATGCGCTAGCGGTGCTCTGCGTCCCAAGTCATCCCGGAAGTCCGTATCATATTTTGATACCCGGTTGATGTTGTTCCGGCTAGCTAGGTTCATGATCGGCATCCGGAACTGCTGTGTCTGCACGTTGGCAGTTAGGTTAGCTCTGTGAGTCAGCCCTAGCTCCACGGTATACCCGGCTATCCGGTCCTTGTATGCCGGGAGGAGCGGGTAGAAGTGGGATGCCAAATCGATCTCGATGCCGTTGACAGGTTCAAGGTTAGCCACATAGAACGAGTCTAGGGAGGATCGGCATTGCACAAAGAAGTATACTATGATGTCCGTAGGCAGATCCGTAACGATCAGCTTTAACGGAATGTTGTCCCAAATGGACAGACATCCGGGATAGTTGTAGACCTTGCCATCGGGGATGTCTACGTTCAGACCTATTCTTGGTACTTGTACTTTCATTGCGTTAATATGGTTAGAATTTTAGCCTTTATGATCTTGTTTATATCCAGCGTCAGCCGTTTCACCCGTTCTGGATTAATGATGTCGGAGACTACCCCGCCACCGTTATACTTGTTAGGAACCTTGATGCCGTCCCGCTTCATCACATAAGCGATGGCGAAAGCTGCTTCCTCCGGGATGTTTGCACCAACCGTCCGGTTCTTGTCTTGAATCCACTTTTTAATAGCGGAGACAGGCGGAAAACTCCCCGCTTTCCTACCCTGCACCATCTGTACGACATAATGCGGTGCAGTAATAGTTACCCTATCACCGAGATCGTTTACTTTTAGATCACGCCCAAATTCACCAGACGCTACCAAACCTTTCGAAACATAAGATTCGAAGATTTCCTTTTTTATCTGTTCTACAACCTGCAATATCTCCTTATCCATAGTTCAATAAATCATCTGTTATAGAAAATGTTACACTCCAACCGGACTTCATTGAGTCATAGATATTCTGTACCTTCTTGAAACTCAATCCATCCACATCGAAGTGACACACAAAAGCGGACATTAGTTTGTTTAAAGCCAAATCGGTACGCATTAATGTATTAAGTTCGGCAGCGTTATCCGTAAGATAGTACGATTTATCTAAGCACTGTAATACTACGTTATACTTCCGGGTAGCAGGAGGCAACTTAGACATACCACCGTCCGGGACATCAAACGTTAAGAACATACCTGAGATGTCATTCACTAGCTCGTTAATAGTAGACGTATCTCCGAAATAGATAGGCAAGCCGAGTTTCACGGCTTCCCCATCCATAAAGTTTAGTATATCACTGAATATCATGGCAGTTTAATTATTGCGTCATCGTGACCGTTACTACACATACATCCTACGGTCCAGTCATACCGTGCAACCGCATTGCCTTTAAGTACTACTCCCATAGAATTCCTCAAAGTCTTGGAAAGAACTGAATTATCGTACATTCGGATTTTAGTACCGTATATCTCGATACCGCCTTTTTCATAGATATCGATAATACGCGGAGTAGGAACGTACTCTACTACAAAACGGGCTGCGGGTACATCTAACAGAGTTACGATTTCATTCAATCCCTTTTTCATTTCTAGACCCGTTAACGCTGCGTTATCTTTAACGCCTAAACCTAGCAGTTTTTTCGATGCGTCCCACGAACTGTTAGCCTGCACATAAGTAACAGCGTTGCCTAATGCAACAGTCCACGACTTACCGGCATTAATCGGTCGTTTAAGGATGCACCAAATATTCGACGCTTGTTTCAAAGAGTCGTACTCTCTACCAACATACGCCGATCCGGTGCTGATGGCGGATACTTGCCAAGCGTCTTGACTCAAAAAGATATCACTGGGGTCCTTCCGGTCTAGCTCGTTCGTGATATATCGGGATGTCTTGAACTCAGTGATGTACCGAACCGATGCCAATGGTATGTCGGACTCTTCGATAAGAACTCCCGGATCCGAAGCTGCCAAAACTTTCTTCATGATGATCCCTACGAAGGCAGCCTTACTCGGATAAACGGTCCATGACTGTGTCCAATTAGATGTACCAAGATATGTACCATCGGAAGCATACACATAGCAATTAAGCGAATACCCCGAATTACATGCTATCTTTGAGCCAAACTCTACGGGGATAACATTAACAAGCCTAAAACGGTTGCCTGCTCCTGTCGGGATCTTAATATCCTCCCACGCTTTTGGACTGTCCTGCACTGTTCCTCGTTCCCACTCATTAACATCGAGATAACGCTTTTCGTATTTCTGTCCGATTACTTGAACATCGCCTCTCACCGTTACGCCAGCACCTACGTACCCGCTACCCGAAATGATGGGCACTTTAGAGTAATCGGACGAAGTGATAGACACGTTAAGGGCTACCAGCTCTTTAGGCGTGATAGCGGTATCGTCAGCCTTCGATATGCCACATACGAAATACGGATATTCACCACTAAGACTCGTAGGTGAATATACTACCTCGGATATTAAAAATTGATCATCCAAGTATAAGAGGTACGATATCTTAAAGCCTCCCGGTATTGTAGGTAGAACCGCACCCCGTGTAGTCAACGGTATACGTGGTCGCACCCGATTACTGGACGTCGTTTTAGCGTCCTCGTAGAAAGTTCCTGCTAGAAAATCATACCCACCTTGCTCAATGATATCGCCATCTAACGGAATACTTACGTGATCTTCTGTAAGACGAGCAGTATTATCTAGATTCTCCGGTCTGCTGATAACTCCGGTTAGTTCTCCACCGCTAAACAGGTCATAGTGCCCTTGTACATGACTACTCCGTAAAAGACGCCCCGCATGCGTTTTCCCGATATGCTCCTGCGTATATGAAAAGTCTATGTTCTCGTAGGTATCGCCTAGAACTTTGTTGTGGATAAACGATGCTTTTGGGACGATACAGTTACGCAGCACTAGACTCCCAGTATTTGTCAGAGATGTATCATAAGTACTATCGTCAACTCTTAGCAAAGGACAATCATAAGCCGAGATGAATGCGTCCCGGTATTGATTACTTCTGAAAGAATCTGCTAGATACTTGGTATACTCTAGATGTTCTACGTTTCTGAATGTTCCATAAGGTTTATAGTCCTGTCGGTCTGTTTTCGTGTACATAGTCGTGTTGATCAGCCCGCCAGCCAAGAACCGAAGCTGCGTAACGTTCAAGCCGAAGTTATCCGTAGGCATTATAAATTCGGAACCGTCCATAACATAAATGCCGGATGCAGATTCGGGGCGTAGGTCCATGAGAAGGGAACCGCTAATGTGACCGATTACTCTAGCACCGGAAGCCTCTAATTCTGCCGGAGTTAACGTAGGATTTCTTGCGTAGGCTACCATACACGTGTTATATACCGGGTGCGATAGTTTATACAATGCGGATGTTGCCGTTTCGCTTTCTCCTGCATAGGCGAATCCGGATGGCGAATCATTATAATAAGCCCAATATATTCGCGCATTAAATCCCTGCGGAACATAGATATGCGTATCTTTTCCTATTCTAAGAACGGCGGTGTTCCGTACAAAATTGTCGGCGTCTACGCGCATCGTAGCACTGGTAAATAAGGTCCCTTTTGGCGCGTCTTGATTGAATCGTCCCTGCTCAAAGGGGAACGCTTTCGTATTGGTAGCAGGACCACAAACACAGTTCATATAAATACCAATGAAGCTATCTCGCACAATCATATCGCATTTGGTATCTGCCGAAAAAGATCTGATACTGATTCGTCCCGGAATTTTAGTGTTTCCGCTAAACTCCGTTACCCCATCGGTGTGAACCGGATTCGAACCGGGTTCGAAAGCTCCTATAAAAGCATTATCTTTTATGCGGATATCCGGGCGGCTGGAAATATCTCCGCCCGCTATCCAGCATTCTCCATCCTGCGATAGCTGTTCTTCAGATGCGATCTTACCACCGATGCTGCCCTTAGAGATAAAGCCGCCGAGAGAGTAGATATCTCTCTCGGATACGATTCTTCCTGCTGAATTAATACTGTATTTCTTTCCCATGATTATTTTGTTTTAGATTTTTGTTTCTCAACTTCATCATGTCTCTTGCTGATCGCTAGAATAGCATCTGAGTAGTTTATCTTCTTCGCATCTTCGAATGAGCAGTTAAACAGTTCGGATGTGATCTGTACCATTCCTAGCACACTTTTAGCTTCTGTGATTGGATTCGATTCACCGGAACCACCTCCACCCGGTAACAGTACACGTTCCAGCTCGTCAGCCTGCCCGATCTGCTCCACAATGTACTTCGTCAGTTTCACCATATCAGCAACAGTTTCTGGTACATATCCCCCAGTCCATCCGCTAATACGTTCTAATACTGTTTCAGCTCTGCGTGCTTCGATCATCTGCCAGAGAGTTACATCTTCAACTGATGGACACGTATAAATGATCTGTCCATTACGTGTTACCCATCGGGAAGGTATTAAGTATTCCGACATATAATGCAGAAGTGCAGCTTCATCTTGCGAAAGACTCTCCACAGCATCCGGCTTTAGATTCGCTATACGCCGTAATTGCATCAAGCGTTGATATCTACTTGTCAGACGAACAAACGTCTTCCATAACCAACGAAATGGGGTAAATAGGCGATATATCCGATATCGCACATATCCCCGAAAGGTTTTAATTTCGCTTTTCTTCATCTTTTCTTTGTTTCTTGCCGGGACGATACTTGGCGATCAGAAACTCAGTCGCGTATCGTATAGCGTCCATAGCGTGATTATTTTCGTCTACTGCCTCGTTCGTATCATAGAGTCCGGTCATCTTGTCAAATACATAAGAGTAATTATCTGCTTCGTCCTGTATGCCTCGGCTACCTTGTACAATGTGTATTTTAAACTGCTTCACTTGTGAAATACCTGCCATGATTGATCCTTTTCCCTTTATACATGGAAATATGCGGCATCCCAAACGAGAAATCTCAGCAATACTCTTCGCCTCTTGATTGTCCGCAATAGTGGTAACTTTATGTAGCCCATTCTTGCGCAAGACATTCGCAATATCCCAATTCAACAGACCTGTAGAGTATGCGATCTCTTGAACATAAAGATCATCTTTATCGAAGCCAACTTTTACAATCGCCGTAGGATCACCTGAGAAACCGAAGTCAAGACCAAGACACCATTTACAATTCGCTGGAAACTCCGGCACAATATCATATTCAGGATATACCAGTCCTTCGGTTCCTCCTGTTTCACCAAGTCCGAAGATTCGCCACCAGTTTTCATCAGCCTTATTTCTCTCAATCTCTTCGATCTGCTCCGGTGTCAAATATGGATTATCCTTGTAGGTGCTGACGATTTCCACCATGCCGGGCCCCTTGAAATAGTCGTGTGCCCAAAACTTCTTAACCGGATTAAAGTCTACATACAGCATCAAACGAGTACGAACCGCCATTTGCCGGAATACTTCTTTCGGGACCCTCTGTGCTTCGTTTACAAACAGGATATCACGTGCAGGACCAAATACTTTCGCAGCATTCTCACAACCGAAAAACTCTATCTGTGATCCATTAGGAAAAGTGTAAGTCATTTCGGTTAAATTCATTGCCTTGCCATTCCAAAGACCTTCATCTTGCAACATACGTTTGAAATCGCGAAACATACCACGTTTCACTCCCGGCATTGTATCAGTTACACACGATATGAGCAAAGGAGCTTCTGACTTCTCGGCAATAAGAAAAAGCAACTGTAACATGCTCCACGTTTTAGAAGATCGAGTACCACCCCGTGAAGATACTCCACGAATCACCGGATTTACCGTGGCTTCTAATAGCCTGTCAAAAACATAGGTCGTTTTCATTGTCCAGAGTCTTCTGTTTCCCCCTCTCCTTTCATCTTCCGTTTCTGCGATAGTGTGGAGAGCTTCTTAATATTACTAACCGATTCTTCTTTCAATACTTCGACCTTCAATGTTACTCCTTCCGTCTTCACATCGGTTCCAGTTTGTTTATTAC